AAGTGCTCCGGATGCATATGCACTAGGCCAAACATCATATCTTGACTTTACTTTATGGTAGCAGGCATCTTTTTTACCACTACCTTTACTTGGTTTGTCTTTAACTTCTTTTAAATCCATCTCTTCAGTTCTTACGTTTGTTGGTTTAGCGCCACCAGTTTTTTCTGGTTGATTGGGATCTAATCTATTTTTTCTACGTCTTGCTGCTTCTTCTTCATCCTTAGAAAGTGCTCTTTTCATTTTTGAACTTCCGCATTTTGGTGTAGAAGTTTGTCCTGGTTGGCGAGCACATGGTTTGCCTGCCCACTTTCCACCTAATTGAACCCATCCACTTTTACCATCACTTGACTTTGATTTATTGAACCAATCATGAAGACCTTCATCCCCAGATTTGGTTTCTTCTTTCATACTCTTTTTTGCATCTGCTTCCATTTTTTTCAGACGAGTGTAATAATCTGGGATTTCGTCAAGATGCTGAAGAGCGATGTCCATTGCAAGTTCATGATCTTTAGTGTGTTCATGTTCAATGGGTTCTCCCATATCAAGTTGCTTTTGTATGAAAGACACATCAAGACGATGCTTCTTAGCAATTTGCTCAACTGTTTTATGTGTCTTTAACTTTGGCATTATTCAACTGGTTTTGATTTAGTTTGCTCACCTTTTGCTCTCTTTTTTCTTCCCGCACAATGAGCACGTTGAGAAAATCCTTTTGGATTGGAGCAATCAATACTCTTTTTATATTTATTGCTCCAATCTTCTTGAAACTGCTTAAATGTTTTCATTTTTAGTTTGTTGCTTGAGAAGTTTTGCTAATTCTGCAGTTGACCCAACAAAAAGAGCATTGTTAACCGTTGTTGGTCCTTTAGAAACTTTTTCTTCTTCAATATCTTTGAGTTTCTTTTGTAAATCCATTAACTTATCTGTGGCATCAGCGACATTTTTTATTAACTGTCCAGCGACTTCATATGCTCTAGGCATCTCACTTTCTTGTGCAAGTTCAAGAATGCCATTAATTGCTTCTTGACCTTTTTCAATTAAAGAATATAAATTTCCCCTTGTATAATCATAATCCTTTTTAATATCATCGGCAGCAGTAGCAAATTTTTCTACCTTTACATCCAGAGTTTCTTCTGTAGGAGAAACAATATCACCAGAAACATTAAATGTGTTATTTAAGTCATCAAATTTTTTTGTCATTTTCATGATATAGTTCCACTAAATCCAAAATCATCGTCACTTTGAACTAATGCATTATCTGCAGTAGTTATTGATTTAATTTCTGCACCTGCTAGATGAGAAGTAATTGAAGTTCCATCTCTACCACGTTCTATTGTTAAATTATTTCCACTTTTTAATTTTACATAAACTTCTTCACCTTCAATATCTAAGTATGTACCAACAGAAATTGTTGATGCATCATTTACTTGCATTAGAGTATCTTCTGTCGCAATGTCTTTTGCTAAGTTTGTTACAACAATTCCAGTATAATTTTTGATAGCTCTTGGTTGTGTGGAATATACAACTTCTCTTGTTGGAGATGCTGAAACATCTCCAGATATGTAACTGATAGTAGTCTTTTTGATAATATCCTTGGTTGCTGTTTGAGTGGGTCCAAATAGATATGTTTTTGCAGTAAATCTCAGTGTATAAATTAAAACCCTTCTTGATGCAAAATTTCCTTCATAATCATCTTGAAAGGTAATATTTTCTAAAACTATCGGAATATCTCTTTTCTCGTTAATTTCATCAATAAGTTCAACAGTTAAATTATATGATGGTTGAAAATACGGAAGAATTTGCTCTACAATCTGTAAAGCATCATCATTAAGTTTTGTCATAATTGCCAATTCAAATTGCATATTATATGGAACTGGCATATAAGTTTTTTTGATTACTGATCCATCTGATTGAGATGTTGATGTAAATGTTTGAGTGGTGGATACCTTTCTAGATGCATCATATGTTAAACCAGTAAATTCAAATGACATTCTAGGTAATGTAATTTGAACTGGTTTATTCAAATCTGGAGATTGTTCCAATCTTGCTAGAAACTTTTGAGTTGGTCCATAAGCCAATGGAACTTTAATAGTACTTACAACTTGATTGGAACTATTTGTATGTTTAATACTTATATCATTAAACAAAGATCCAAAAGATATAACTGTTTTTCTTAAAATTTCGTTATAAAAATATTCAAACATTTTATCTTCTCTTTATTATACTATTTAATCAAATAAACATTTAAGGCATTCCAAATGGGTTTAATTCTGAAAAATCAACTATTTTATCTGCTTCAATTTCAATATCATCATTACTTGCGTATCTATCATTAGTTATATTTTGATTTATGAGAGAAATGACATATGATGCTGAAGATGCACTTCCAACAATAGTTTCTCCTTTGATAAATGTTCCAGAGACGTTTGAAATTTCTAGCGTCTTTGTAACAGAATCCCATTTTCTAACTCTAGCAGTCACTCCACTAGTACTTCCGGAAATAATTTCATTATATTGGTAAGTACCAAAACCTACAAAAGATGGAGAAGATATTGTAATTATCGGTGCTTGTGTATATCCAAGACCTGCATTTGTAATGTTAATTGCAGTAATAGATCCTGCATCATTAAGAATTGCTGTTGCTGCGGCAGATACTGATGAAATTCCACTGAAAGTAATTGTTGGTGCAACTGTGTAACCGGAACCAATGTTTGTTACAACTATTGGACCAATAATTCCATTTCCAATAGTTGCTGTTGCAGCTGCTCCCGATCCTCCACCACCAATAAATCTAATCTTAGGTGCAACAGTATATCCCGATCCGGGATTTACTAATAAAACACTTTGAACGGATTTATTCTGTGGATTTATATTATCGTTACAAACAACAATACCACTTATCATAGTAGCCGTTGCAACACCTGTAGTTCCTCCTGCAGGAGCAGAAGATATACCAACAATTGGAATACTTGAGTATCCACCACCTCTGTTAGTAACTGTAATAGATCTAATTCCACCATTTAGTAATGATGTAGTGGCTGTAGCAGTAGAACCTACACCAACCATGTTTATAATTTGTGTTATAGCAACCCCACTATCAACACTATCTGTTCCAATTCCAGAAATATTATCATCAATTTCATCAATTCCAGTATCAATAACTTCATCCTCGTATCTAAACAGTTCACATTTTAAGGTGTAAACATAAGTTTTTTGTAGTTGATAAAATGGTTGCTCATGCTCTACAAATTTTACTTCAAATAATCTATCACCTAGTGGAAAATATATTAAATCTCCTTCTTTTGGTCTAGTTCCTAATTTAATATTTGGTCTGTTTTTGATGAGAGGGACTATATAAGTTTCAAATCTTTCTCTTGATATTGTAATTGTTAACTCATTGAGTGCTTGTATACCAAATTTTGAAAGAATAGTGGTATTATCACCATATCCTTCATAATTTTCAATGTATGCTTCTAATGGATATGCCTCATCAAATGCAGATTCTATAACTTCTTTTATAATTTTCTTTTCAGTTAAATATTTTCTTGGCAAATAATGTATATCCACTCCGTACATACGAAGTTGCTCATTAATTAAATCCTGTATTAATCCTTGTTCCCCTTTAGATCCCTGCAAAAAGAATGGATTAAGCATTTGATCAACCTATCATATCATATGGAGGAAGTTCATAAGTATTAGACATTTTCTCCATTAAAATATCAATTTCCCTTTGAGCATCATCATACATTTGTCTGCCATTCAATTCAACTCCACCAGGGAGTTTAACACCAGTAAATTTCATCATATTTTGACCCCACTGACGTTTAATTAATGAAGTTAAATATGGTTTTAGGAACGAGTCATTCCAAACTCTAGAATAATCATTTGGATCTAATGTTGAGTAGCAATCAATGATAATATATTGACCAGCACTCACTGAACCCCAATCAATATCCAAATAAAGTCTATCTTGCCTTTTATTAAAACGAATTTGTTTTTGTGTAGTCAATAAAAAGTCTAAATCTTCTAAGTATGTCTTAACCATTGCATAACTTAAAAGTTCAGTTGTACCCCAATAGTAAACGTCATTCAAAAATAGTTGATATTTAACACTAAACATATTGTGGGTAATTGTATTTGCTCCATCAAATAAAAATAATTTATTTACACCAATTATATTGGATGGAACTTGAAGATAATTGCTATTCTCTTCATAAGTAAAAGTTGTTGCTGTTCCAACGATATTTGTTGTGACTGATGTTGTTGCAATACCGACAGAAGATCCACCACCTCTAGATCTACCTCTATCAATATCTGCTTGTGTTAATTTGTATTTGTAAAATGCTGGATATACTCCGTCAAAATGTCTTTCTTGGAAAAATTGTATGGCATCATCAACTAAATCATCAATTTGCTCATCAGCAACGTTGATCTCCAAAACTGGCGCTCCCAGTTTTCTTTTACAATAGTCTATTAATTCCTGTCTAGTAGATGGTTGCGCCATTATTTTCTACTTTTTAAATATTTATAGTTTAATATTTGCAATGTCTTTTATGACTTCTTGCTGTTTTAAATAAAGTTTCATATATGCCTTAGCAATATCTCTTAATTTATCAACTTCTTCAACAGAATCAATTTCAATACATGCTTTTGTATATTCAAAACTCTTTGATAAATCTTCTAATTTAATTTCATTTGGATCCATTAATTAAACTCCTAAGTAATGTTTTAATTTCATCCATATCACTTTTTATATTAGCAAGTTCTTCTTCCATATTCTGTACTTTTTGATTCTCTTCATTTTTCAAATTTCTTCTTGAGATATACTCTTGGTATTCTGACATATTTGTGTTAATAATTGAATTAGTACTCTCATCTCTCAAAAGATGAGAGTACCCTTCTACTTTTGCATAATTCATATTATGCTAAAGCAATAACTCTGATATCCTTAACCCTTGGCACATAAACTTGACTTGTTGAAGTTAAGATTAATTTAATTCTATAAGACCTAAATGATGGTAGTCCATCTACAGTAAATGCATATTCCTTAAATTCAACGTCTGATGTTTCAAATCCCAAAGATTGTGATGGAGTTATAAAGATATCAGAACGACCATCATTATTTTCAAAATCAATTACTTGATTTTTAGAATTTAAATTTAAATATCCTGGGAATGGAACAAAAATAGGACTGAAGTTAGATTTATCACTAATTGCATATAATGCTCTGATATCACAGTATTGATTAATGTGAGCATTTAATATAATCTTAATAGAACTTGCACTATTTTCTAAATTAATTTCTTTTGATATATATTGGAACGCAGATGGATCTTGATCAATTGTATTTACCCTGGAATCAGTTGCGTAGTTGGAAATTGGACTATTGATACGATTTGAAGTTAATATTGCATCTACTCTTTGTGCATCAATTACTGGACTTAATTTTGAATCTGTGGTATCAAGTTGTAATTTAAGATTAAGAGATTTATTTCCAGGAAGATTATCTAATTTTTCATCTTCATTTACCTTAGAACAAACTAATCTTGGAGTATTTAAATAATTTGCTTTTCCAATACTAACTGGCTCAAATCCATTGTCTGCAAAAGAGGCTTCATTTCCACTTATACTTGTACCAGTGACTGATCTTAATGTGGCACTTATCGAAGTACCTCTTAAAGTCAAATTGTGTACAATTGGTGTAATAATTTCATAAGGAATATTTTGTGTTGCTTTAATATTAAATCCACCAGTAGATTTTGATTCATTGATATAAAGTTTTGGATATCCTATACCCGAAGTTCTACCAGTTCCAGTATTGGAACTCATATCAAGTTTTATGTGATATGAATCAAATGTAATTGGATTTGATACTGTAACATTATTCAAATAGTGAGTACTATTTATCCTTCTTAATGATACTCCACCCAACTCATATTTATAAACAGGAGTTCCAACGGGATAATTTTTTGTAATGGATCCTCTAACAATTTGTCCACCTAAAGAATTACCCGAAACCGATTCATATCTAATAATTTCATCTCCGATTAGTGCATATCCATAATTTGTTGTTCCAACTCCAACATTTTCAAAAGTTGTAAATGCACTTGCACTTTCAAGACTAATGGGTCCAGTCGAATCTGAATTATAAGCGGCAGATAATTTAGATGGTTTTACATCAGGTAGAGCACCAGAAATTCTTACATAGTTATCACTAGAATACATTCCGTGATTCTGATGATTAACTTTGATATGTAAACCATCATTAATTGTTTCAATTGAACTTACTGAAACTCCTCCACCATTAAATGCAGTTGTTATTCCAGAACTATTGATATATTGAACTGTATTACCAGATCCAACTACAAAATCTCCCTGTACATTATCGAGTATTAATTGATTTGTACTTGGAGTAGAAACAATAGAGAGTCTTATATTTCTACCGACAGCAACAGATCCAAATTGGTCAATTGATACAACATCACCTACTTGATATCCGATTCCACCATTTGAAATAGTTGCAGCAACAGCAACTCCATTTGATACCGTTATATTTGCAGTTGCATTTTTGCCGTTGCCCGTAATGGTTACTAGATTTATGTCATTAATGGTCAATGAACCACTAGTAGGTGTGTAACCAATTCCAGCATTGATAATATTCAACGCACCTGATGCACTTCCTGCTGCTCCAACATAGTTTCCTGTCGCATTTGATCCTTGTTGAATAACTGTATTACCTTGAGATATGGATACAATACTAATTGTGGTATCTAGATCCATTCTAATTCTCTTGGAGAGTAAAGTAAGAGAATTAGGCATCAACGTTGGTATTTGCTTATTTCCTTCATTTAATTCTGGATTGTAAAATTCAACACTTCCAGATGTTACAAAACTAGCCCTATTCAAAATAAACTTAAGATCTTCTAATTGACTTGGTTCCCATTGTCTAGAAGTATTTTGTGGTTTGAATAACAGACCAGAATTTGATTTATTCGAAACTCTTGCTGAACCTGTTAAATCATCATTTAGACCAACTCTAGAAACCCTAACTTGATATTGATCGGAGTTTGATAACAAACAAATGCAATATTCTTTTTGACCTTCCAAATAAACAGGAGCATCAAATAAAAATTCAGTTGCAACTGAACCATCGGTAGATGTGTTCACTGACGATGTTTCTAATGTAACTTCAGAGAATGGAAGAATTTTTTGTGATGGAAAACCATTTTCAATTGTTCTAATTTGAATAGATACTGGAGTATTGTCTCCTGTTGTGGTTGGTTTTGCAGTAAAGAATATGTCACAACTAGTAATAAAAACTCCAGTCGAATCATCAACTAAGAATGATTGTGCTAATGGATCTGACCAAGCTGCAATAGATTGATTATTTGATGAGGTGATAGATGAATTATTTGATGTCTGTGTTCCAGATGTTGCTAAAGATGAAGTGCTTTGAATTTGTTGTTTATTTTGAATTCTTGGATTTCTGACTGAGATAATATTATCTTGAACAGTATCAATAACACCACTTGAAACAAATGCTTCTTCAGCAATTGTTGTCGCAGAATTTTTATCATTTGAAGCACTATTGGTAAGTGTGAGAATTTTATTTCCAGTTTCAAATCTTGGATGAGTGTTTGTATTTGGATTTGGGATATACAAACTACCAATCAGAGTATGTGTTGAATCTGATTGCAATCTAACGTTAGTTATTCTTGCCTGTGCTTTACTTGTCTGTCCGACTAAAATCATACCAGTTTCAACCCATCCACTGTATTCACCTTGTGGATGATATGAAAGAGAAAATGTATCAACGTTTAAAATAGTTGATGTTGAAGAATATGATGATTGTAAAGGTTGATTTGTGTATGGATTATTTGTATATACTGTTGATTTATCTGTTGTTGTATTATATGGTCCTTCCTTTCTATTTGCTATTGCAACTCTAAAAGTTATTTTGGCATCATCTTGTCCAATATTTGGATTTAATCCTGTTTTTTGGATTACTCCTAAAACTTTTTCACCAACCTCAAATGTGCCGGACAACATTTCAATCTCTAATAATTTTGGAACACAATATTTTGTTACATCAATACCATCCAAAAATGCATAAATTTGTGTTGCTGCTTTGACGTTCTTACAAACAAATTGAATATTTCTAGATCTCAGATATGAGACTAGATTTCTATTTACAGAACGATCTCCAACAGAAGAACTATCAAATTGTTCAAATCCAGATGTTTTTATTGTAGATTGTGATTGTGCATTAATTGCTTGAGAATCTCTAATGTTATTCTGGACGACTGTGTTTGTTTGTGGTTGATTTATTTCCTTAACATCATTTCCAAATTTCCATCCAGATAAGTTATTCAATGTTTTGGCAGTATTAGAAATTTCTTTGCCAACCCAGTTTGATTCCCACGAGTTCCAAATTACTGGAGCAAATCCAACTTGTGGATCAATATTTATTGTTTTTGTAGCACTTACCAAAATTTGTTCAGTGCTTCCATCTGTTTGAATGTTTTTTGACTCAAGTCTAACAGTATCCATCCAAGTATCTGATGATGGAGTTATCTCCATCGTACTTTGCCAAAAACTTGGAGACTTTTCAATAATTTTTACATTCTGATTTCCATTAGTTTGTGATAACCATTCAATTTGGCTGTAGGATAATGTAATAATATCTTTAGACTTTATTATATTAATATTATTGCTG